AAATTATTAGAGTTGTGCTAAAATTGCCGTTTCAACCAGCAATTTTACCCTTTGAAAATAATCCAGTTTAAACCAACTGAATGGTATTTTCGTAATGCGCTTCGCAAAACTCAAACCTTGGATCAAGCCAAGGAAATAGGGCTGATTTTGGTTAGGGAGTTGGAAATTCAAAGGCAGAATCTTAGAGATTTAGGAGTTAAGCCTAAAAAAACCTATATCCTAAAGGCTGAAGCTTTGGATAAAGGCATAGAATACGAGGCTTAAGCAAACCCCTTGTCGTTAATTTCAGAGTCTAGTTGAGGCATTGCCTTAACCACTTTGATTTCTGGCGAACGGCCTAGGTCTGCGATCAGCAATTTGGTTATTAAGCCAGACAAACTGGTCCCATGAGCCGTGATTGCGTGCTGCTTTGCACGCTCCCACAGATCTTTTTCTAAACTAATTGTGATGGGAACTTTCATGGGTATTTACGAGGTATAAACTACGTAGTTTATCCATTTAAGCAAGCAGTATTGCGTTTTTTTAGTTGCTTTATACGTAAAGACTACGTAGTTAATACGTACGCTCTAATTATTATTTACATACCTTTTTTAAAAATGGCTAAAAAACGCATTCTTAAAGACGCAAAACCTAAAACAATTTGGATTGAATCTGAACTTGAAGCAGCAGCCGTCGAAAGAGCTTTTGAGGCAGGCTACAATTTCTCCGAATACCTAGCTAGATTGCTGGTAGCTGATTTGAACCGAAAGGTGGGCATAGCTCACCGAAACCCTCGTCGGTTGATAGGAATGAAAGGCTAGCATGAACGAGACCAGCCTTCGTCCTGTTTACACTACGGAGCAATTTTTGACCGAGATACTCGGCAATAACCGTTCGCCTGACTGGATTCGCATGCAATGCCGTACAAAGCGAATCAAGACCGTAGCTAAAAGACCTTTCTTAATCCCTCAATCAGAAGCCAAGCGCTTCATTTCTCCAGAATGAAAGAATTTATGAAAACAATAATCGCAATCATCATGGTTGGACTCGTCGGTGCTTTATTATCAGCAGCGATATTTTGTATGTTTTTAAAGGCCGTCTTTAAAGGCGAAAAGCTTCAGACAATCTGCGATCAGCTTAACGACGTTCACGATTAATTAGCGATGCAGGCAGTAATCGAACATCATTCGCAGCACATCGTGATTCCAAACGCTCTTATTGAAGCGCTTATAATCGTGGAATCTCACGGTGACGATCTTGCTTACGGATTGGATGGAGAGGTTGGCTGCCTGCAAATATCTCAAAAGGTGCTTGATGATGTTAATCGGTTTTATCCGATACATTGGACATGGCACGATTGCTTAATACGCGAACGGTCTAAAAAGATTTGTCGCGTTTATTTAGAACACTACGCAACAGAAAAGCGTATTGGTAGAAAACCAACGTTAGAGGATATGGCACGCATTTGGAATGCTGGTCCTAAAGGTTGGAAATACGACATCACTAAAGAATATGCGCAAAATGTATTGCGCGTAATGCAGCAATTAAATTTTGGCGGTTCGCCGTCCACTCAATCCGAGGCAAGTAATGCGAAGAACGGGGAGACTGACGCAACAGTCGCCGTCAATAACTCCTGTGAAGGTTTACGACTTTCACAGGAACAATTTCAGAACTAATGAGCGATATAACAGACATCGAGCGAGACATGGGAGACGGCGATAATACTAAGGAATGCCGTTATTGTAGGAATGGCAGAATCTCGGTCGATGGCGGTTCGCTAATTTACAGATGTCCTGATTGTGAGGGTAAAGGATACATCAATTTACCTAAGCTCGAGGACGACGATCCAGAATAATTTTTGTTCAATAAAAAAATAAATACCCACAATGGCTACAAAACTAAAAGCAAAAGCACCAGAGCTTGTTAAGGCTGGTAAAATCAAGGCCGTACTTTACGGACCTTCTGGCGTTGGCAAAACCACGTTAGCACTCAGCTTTCCTACACCTTACTATTTTGACGTAGAAGGTGGAGCGAAAGGTCCACAATACCGTGAACTGCTTAAATCAGCAGGCGGTGCTTATATGGGTCCAGAAGATGGAACACTTAGCTTTGATACTTTGATTGAGCAGATGTCGGCTTTGGCTACTGAAAAGCACGGCTTTAAAACGCTGATTGTTGATTCGCTAACTAAGCTTTACCAGACCGCAATTGCAACTGAAGCAGAACGCTTAGGAGACAAGGACGCATTTGGTGCATCTAAGCGTCCAGCAATAGCTCAAATGCGCAGACTCGTGATGTGGTCATCACGCCTAGACATGAACATTTGGTTTGTATGTCACGAAGCTAAAGAATGGGGATTGGTAAACGGTCAACGCTCAGAAGTTGGAACTGTTCCTGATGTATGGGAAAAGTTGATCTATGAACTAGATTTATCGGTGCAGGCAATTAAGCGTGGTCCGCAACGCATGGCTCTTGTTAAGAAATCACGCCTGCTTGCTTTTCCTGACGGTGATTCATTTTCGCTAGAATATAAAGAATTTGCTGCACGCCACGGTAAGGAAACCGTCGAAGGCGAATCGGAAACAATCACCTTGGCATTACCTGAGCAAATTGCAGAAGTCCGCAAGCTTTTAGACATAGTTAAAGTCGATGAAGCAACGATTCAAAAGGGCTTCGACAAGGCTGGCGTTTCTTCATGGGAGGAAATGACACAAGAGCAAATCGCAGCATGGCAAACGTTCTTAAAGAAGAAAATCGCATCCTAATATATGAAATTCACACCTAAATCAGATCAAGAGCTTGCAGCAGGAACATTGATTCCAGAAGGCGTTTATCCTTTTGAGGTCATCGAAGCAGTTTCTAAGACAAGCAAAAGTGGTAATGAAATGATTGAGCTAAACCTTCGGGTTTATATGCCTGATGGTCGCGTTCGTATGCAGCGTGATTGGTTGCTTGAAAAGCTGGCTTACAAACTAAGTCATTTTTGCAAGTACACTGGTTTAACTGCTAGATATGAAGCAGGCACTTTAATTGACACGGACTGCCAAAATAAAAGCGGTTACGTTAAAATCGTAATACAGGAGCAAAAAGATCAGCAGACAAAATACCGCAACGCGGTAGCTGATTATGTAAAAGCTCCTTTAAGCGGATCATCTAAGCCTCAGCCAACTGAGGCACAACTAGCAAATCAAACGGAAAGAAACGACGACGTACCATTTTAGTTATGATTCACTCAAACACTCTCGAGGCATACCATTTTGGTCAGGTTGTTTTCGGGTTAAAACAAAAACAAGTATTACAGATTATTGACCGACTAGGTCAGGCAACTGACAGAGAAATAGCTGCTGAGTTTGGCAAAGATACTCCTTATGGTATTCAGCCAAGAATCAGCGATTTGATTAGGCTTGGTGTTTTAGAAGAATGTGGATCACGCAAAGATCCTGTTTCCGGCAAAAGAGTTCGCGTCACTAGGCGTGTAATACCGCAAGGAACGCAACTTTGCTTTTTGAGTTAATGAGTGAATCGCAAATACAACGTGCCGTGATGAATTGGTGGGCTTTGGCTCATCGAGGATTAGGCATTCCAGATGAAAGGCTCCTTATGGCATTTCCGCTACAAGGAGCGCGCACGCCACGCAATGGTGCGCGTATGAAGGCAGAAGGATTAAGGAAAGGCACGCCAGATATGTTTCTGGCGGTTGCACGCAAGGGAAAGCATGGGCTTTGGATCGAGTTAAAGGCAGAGAAAGGCCGTTTATCCGATTCACAATTTGAGATGCTAAACATTTTAACTGCGCAAAATTTCAAAGCCGTTCAAACGACCGGATTTGATGATACATTAAACATTTTAACTAACTATTTAAGTGAACAATTTTAACATCCGACAAGCAGACAGTGAACGCTTGGGATCAAAGGGCGCACTTTTCGATATGATTGCGAGAAAAGCGCCACTATTGATGAAAACTGGTGGAGGCAACTTATCTCGAATCAGCCAAGTATGGGCTAAGAGAACCACAATTCAAGATCGTGAGCTTTTTGTAAGGCGCTTACAGGATCTTAGAGCTTTAGGATATACAGATTTCAAAGCTCGCGAAAAAATATCCGCAGAGACCGGATTTTCTGCACAAACGGTATGGAATTATACCGGAGGCAAAAAACTTAAAACAAATCTTACAAGAAGATGAGTTTACCGCCTCCCAGGATGGAAAACAACATCCTACACAAAAGCCAATTAGTTTGATGAATTTTTGCATCAATCACGCGGACGAAAGAGCTAAAACTCCAATGAATACGATTATTGATCCATTTATGGGAAGCGGAACGACTTTAAGATCTGCCAAAGATTTAGGAAGAAAAGCAGTAGGTATAGAAATTAATGAGGCTTACTGCGAAATCGCAGCAAATCGAATGGCACAAGAAGTTTTTGCATTATGAAATTACCCAAAATTGAAATCATCAAAAAAATAGTTTCTGAGCATTTTGGTTATGCTTCAGAAGTCGTATTTTCAAGAGACAGAAAGTCTGGATTAGTTAAAGCACGACATTCTGCTATTTATATTACATCTGTTTTAACGTGGTACGGAAGAATGGATATTGCTGAAGCTTATAAAATGAATGTCAGCAACATTTCATATATTTTAAGCACTGTTGAAGATTTTAAGTCTGTAGATCCACGGTTCGCTAAAGAACTCGAGGAGCTTAAACAAAAATGCGAACAAGCAATTTAACAAAAATACTTATGTCTGATCCTAAAGAAAACATCGAAAAGCTAGTTAAAGATACACAAGAAATAATGGAAGCTGCGACTTCGCAAATTGCTAAGGTTTGCGTGATTCGTAATCGATTGCAGAAAACGCCAATCAATAAAGTACTGTCTGAAATCCTTCGTGATATACGCAACGTTAGTCGCGAAAAGACTAAGTATGTCGGCAAAACGTGGGATGAGAAGGTTGCTTTAGCTAAAAAACAACCAGGAGAACAACCAGCAGAACAACCAGGAGAACAACCACCAAAACAACCAGCAGATTTCATTCGAAAAAGTCAGTTTTGCAACCAGCAGAACAACCAGCAGAACAACCAGCAGAACAACCAGCAAAAAAATACATTAATGGAGGTCATAAAATGAAGGCTGACATTCCATTATACAAAGAGGGCGAAATTGTTTACCATAAGACCGAGGACGTTCCGGGGGTCATTATTGGCTTACTTTACCAAGATGGTGGCGTTAAGTATCAAGTCACTTGGCAAGGTCGAGCAACCGACATTCACTATTCAAACGAGCTAACCAAGGAACGGCCTTATTTTATTTCACGTTCTGATGAAACGGAGGAAGTGTAATGCGTATCAGAACTGTAAAGCCAGAGTTTTGGGGACATCCAATTTTAGCAAAGCTAACTGATGAATCGCGTTTGCTGGCGATTGGTTTGCTTAACATTGCCGATGACGAAGGTTATTTTTTAGCTGATCCTTTACTTATCAGATCATCAATTTGGCCATTCGACGATGATTCGACGAAGGCTCGACGATCCATCGACGATCTTTCGCGCATAGGTTATATTTTTGTTTCAAAACACGAAACTCACGGATTGATTGGTTATGTTGTAAATTTTACAAAGCATCAAAGAGTTGATCGCCCAAATGCCTCTAAATTAGCATCTTATTTTAATTCGACGAACGTTCGACGATTAATCGACGATGATTCGACGATTGATCGACGACGGATCAGGGATCAGGGAAAGGAACAGGGAAAGGAACAGGTAGCAGGGAGTGCAGAGGGATGTGCGGATGTTTCCGCACCAACGTCTAATTTGAAAAAAGAGAAGATTGTTGAAACCGATGAGCAATGGCTTGAAGGCTTAAAAGCAAATCAGGCTTATCAAGGAATCAACATCGTTGCCGAATACGGCAAAATGGTTGCTTGGTGTGGCGTAAACAAGAAGCAGGCAACGAAAAGACGCTTTATCAATTGGCTCAATAGGGCTGAGAAACCGCTTTCTTTTACTCAGGTGGGGCAAACTGAAAGCAGTCAATACCAACGTAGCCATAAGGTACACGAACCGGCTAATTGGCGCGAAGTCTTACGAATCAATTATCCAGACAACGTATTCTCAAACGATACAAGAGACTTTCAATCAATGTCTGTATCTCAGCAGCAATCAATCGTTGATGCGTTTAATCGCGTACCACCAAATGAACGGAGATCTGCGTAATGCCAAGCAAGACACAAACCATTTGCCGTCAAGCTGGTTGCAACAGTATCGCATCAAGTAATGGCTTTTGCACTACGCATCAAGGCGCTGCTGACCGCCAACGTTCAAGCAATACCAATCAGGCACAGATTGATATATTTCGCGGTGGAAGGGCTTGGAAACGCTTCAGATCGTGGTTCATAGCTGAATATCCGCTTTGCAGCGATCCGTTTGGAGATCATAAACACAATGCAATTGCAGCCGACCAAGTGCATCACGTTGTACCATTATCTGTACGGCTTGATCTTGGCCTCGAGGAAACCAATTGCAGAAGCGTTTGTACCGCTTGCCACGCTCGTTTAAGCGCGATGGAACGCAGTCACAACCCCTTGAAAGCCTTTAAGATATGGCCTTTGCGTCCAAGACTCGAAAGGGCGGTGGGTGGGTCAAAAGTTTAAGAGTGCCAGCGTCCAC